TTTAATCTTGGTAAGACCACAGAGGTTCTTAGGGATGAACTCAAGTTTACTAAGTTCATCGGTCGTCTCCGCAAGCGATTCAGCGAACTATTCCACGATGTTCTCAAAACACAACTGATTCTAAAAGGTATCATCTCACCAGAAGACTGGGATGATATGAAGGAACACATCCAGTATGACTATCTGTTTGATAATCATTTCAACGAACTGAAACAAATTGAAATGATGAATCAGCGCATGATGTCTGTTACTCAAATGGATCCTTTTGTTGGTAAGTATTTCTCAGTTGAGTATGTCCGTCGTCATATCCTTGGTCAAAAAGATAAAGACTATAAGGAAATGGATAAGCAGATGAAAGCAGAGATTGCTGCTGGTCTTGCTATTGATCCAGCTCAAACAAATATGATGGATACGATGCAGCAACAAAATACTGCATTCGCTCCAGAAATTGGAGAAATTCAAGCTCAAGACAGCGCCGAAAGAGAAGCAGAAGCTGCTGATGCAAGTGTAGATAGAGAAGTTTCAAAGGCAAAGCAAATGCCTAAACCTTCCACAAACAATAAATAAAATATATTGATCTATTATTATGTCAGAACAAAATACTGAACAAGGTGTCGTTGACATTATTAACAAAATCAGCGACAGCGATAGAGCATCTGCTATTGATGCTATTCAAGATTTGCTTTTTGCCAAAGCATCCGATGCTATGGCAACTTATAAGCAAGTTGTAGCGCAAACATTCTTTGACGAACCCACAGAACCAGAGACCGATGAAACTGATAACGGAACAGATTGAAGACGTAAAAATCCTCACTGAGGAGAAAGACGGAAAGAAGCTTCTGTATATTGAAGGAGTTTTTCTTCAGTCAGAACTAAAGAACCGTAATGGTCGTGTATATCCTTTCGAAGTTCTCAACCGCGAGGTAGAGAGATACACGGAAGAATATGTAAAACCAAAGCGTGCTCTTGGAGAACTCGGTCACCCAGATGGTCCTACTATCAACCTCGATAGAGTATCTCACAGAATTGTAAGTCTTCACGCCGAAGGACACAACTTCATCGGTAAGGCACAAATCCTAGATACGCCGATGGGTAACATCGCTAAGTCTCTGCTTGGCGAAGGTGTCCAACTTGGTGTTTCCTCCCGTGGTATGGGAAGCATCGATAAGCGCGAAGATATTTCAATTGTCCGTGATGATTTCTTCCTAACCACTGCTGCTGATATTGTAGCAGATCCTTCCGCACCTGACGCATTTGTTAATGGAATCATGGAAGGTAAAGAGTGGATCTGGGATAACGGAATTCTAAAGGAAGCGAAAGTTGATAAATACCGCAGATACATGGATGAGGCTACGCGCCAAAACATGGAAGAGAGAACCCTCAAAGTTTTTGAGGATTTTCTCAGAAAGTTATGATTTCATAAAGTTGATAAATACCGCAGATACATGGATGAGGCTACGCGCCAAAACATGGAAGAGAGAACCCTCAAAGTTTTTGAGGATTTTCTCAGAAAGTTATGATTTCATAAATAAACTTAGAATAATTATACGGAAATTACGAGGTAAACTCAAATGTCAGATATGCTAAACGAAAAGTTTGAAGAGTTTGTTACCGAGCAAAAGGTGATTCTGGAAGCTGGCGATCCTATGCCAACAGTTTCCGCGAATGTAATCCCTGGTGCTGGTAGTGACCCTTCTCAGGTTTCTGACGTTCAGACTGCAAAGGCTGGCGGCAAGGATCCTGCTCCTACCGTTCAACCTTCAGTTGCTCCTGGTCAGTCTTCACCAACTGATCTAGGAGGTTCAACCTCGGGTCCTCTTCACGATAATGATGAGGACGGAGAAGAGAATCCTGGCGCTAAGGCGGCAGCACCTATCTCGCAAATTTCTGGTGATCCCCAACTAGCAAACAAAAAGACTGCTGGCGATGCCGCTCCAACGGTTGGCGCTCAAGTAGCATATGGAACTGCTATGGGTGGAAAAGTCACATATCCAATTCATGCAGGTTTTGAAATTGATATGTCCGACGACGTTGCTGCTCTCCTTGAGGGCACCGAACTCTCTGAAGAGTTTGCTGAAAAGGCAAAGACAATCTTTGAAGCTGCTGTAAAAGCAAAACTTTCAGAAGAGTATGACAGACTTGTAGAACACTTTGCTACAGAACTCGAAAAGCAAGTAGAAGCTGCTAAGGCAGAACTTTCCGAGGAAGTAGATGGCACGGTGAACTACGCCATCGGTCAATGGATGGAGCAAAATCAAGTTGCTATTGACCGTGGAATCAGAAATGAGATTACCGAAGACTTCATCGCAGGTCTGAAGGGTCTCTTTGAAGAGCACTATATCTCAATCCCAGACGACAAGATCGAAGTGGTTGAAGGTATGGCAGATCAGATTCGTGAAATGGAAGAGCGTCTTGACGAACAGGTTAAGGCTAACGTGAAACTACAAAATCGTCTGAATGAGTCAGCTAAACTAAACATTCTGAACACAGTTTCGGAAGGACTCGCTGATACTCAGAAAGAAAAACTCGCAGCACTTGCTGAGGGTCTAGAGTTTGTCTCGGAAGAGTCATTCGCCGCGAAGGTAAAAACCATCAAGGAGTCTTACTTCAAAGAGTCAATCGCAGCCCCCGCATCGGTTGCAGATGAAACCCCAGTAGAGGGTGAGAATGCAGAGGTAACTCCAGCGATGGCAGCATATCTCTCAGCACTCAATCGCTGGTCTTGATAATAAACCCAATTTTTCCAACGGAGCAAACAAATGTTTAACGCAAAAGCTCTAACAGAAAAGTGGAACCCTGTTCTAGGTCATGAAGGCGCTGGTGCCATCAAGGACAACTATAGAAAGGCTGTTACCGCTGTTCTCTTAGAAAACACAGAAAAGGCACTACGCGAAGAGCGTGGTATGATCAACGAAGCATCCAACACAGTTGGTGCTATCAACGCAGCAGGTCTTTCAGGCGCTGCACTAGGAACTCAAACTGGTGGTCTTGCAGGTTTCGATCCTGTTATGATCTCCCTAATTAGACGTGCTATGCCTAACCTCGTAGCATACGATATCTGCGGTGTTCAACCAATGAGCGGTCCTACTGGACTAATCTTTGCTATGAAGTCGCACTATCAGGAGCAAGGTTCATCCCTACGTGGTGGTCCTGAGGCACTCTACAACGAGCCTGATAGCAACTTCTCTGCTGTTTCACCTGCTACTGCAACCAACGGCATTCCTGACTACAATCAGACAAACGCTGCTGGTGGTAACGACACCCATCCTCGTGGTACTGTCAATCCTTCTAACGCTGACGCAAACCCAGGTCTCCTCAACGATGGTGGCACCTATGAGCGTGGCGAAAGAGGTATTGTAAGAGCAACCGCAGAAACTCTAGGCGCAGCTGGCACTCTATTCAACGAGATGTCATTCAGCATCGAGAGAACTTCGGTACAAGCACGTACCAGAGCACTCAAGGCTGAGTACACTCTAGAACTAAGAGCTTGCTAACCTACTCTCAAGCGAGATTCTTGCTGAGATCAACCGCGAAGTCGTTCGTACTGTTTACACCATCGCTAAGCCTGGTGCTCAGAACAACGTTGCTAACGCTGGTATCTTTGACCTTGACGTTGATTCAAACGGTCGTTGGTCGGTTGAGAAGTTCAAGGGACTCATGTTCCAAGTTGAGCGTGATGCTAACGCAATCGCTCAGCAGACCCGTAGAGGTAAGGGCAACTTCATCATCACTTCTGCTGATGTTGCTTCTGCTCTCGCTATGTCTGGAACCCTTGATTACTCCTCAGGTCTAGGCGGCGCTGGTGGTCCTTCCATCGGTGAAGTTGATGATACTGGCAACCTCCTAGTAGGAACCATGAACGGCAGAATCAAGGTTTATGTTGATCCTTATTCGGCAAACGTTTCCAGCAATCAGTTCTATGTTGCTGGTTACAAGGGCACCTCACCTTATGATGCTGGTCTCTTCTATTGCCCATACGTTCCCCTCCAGATGCTACGTTCTATCGATCCTAGCACCTTCCAGCCCAAGATTGGATTCAAGACCCGCTACGGCATGGTCAGCAACCCATTCGTTGAGGCATCGGCAGGCGTTCCTGACGGCGAGACCCTCACCGCTAACGTTAACCAGTACTACAGAAGAGTACTTGTTAAGAACCTCATGTGATCCGTATTCACAAAACAACACACGGGACCCCTTAGGGGGTCCCTTTTTTTGTAAATAGTAGTTATAATATGTTTTGTAAAGAAATGCCAAGAGGTCGTATGAGTAAGGTTGACATCCTTGCAAGAGTTTATAAAATGAAGAACGAACTCTACAATGGCACACACTATGCCAAAGGCAAAGAGTGGCATGACGGCGCACATGATGCGTTGAATAGAGTTCTAGATCTACTAAACGAGTATAGTTCATGAATCAGTCTTCCATCCTTCTATTACTGTGTTTATCTCCACTAGCGATAATTTTTATCGTTATGAAGATGGCACTTTGGATGGGAGAGACTGCTTCTTTTGCCGCAAAAACCAAAGAGCTCGAAAGAATGCAACATGGTCCCTATATCGTTTGGGATGAAGAGGAGGAAGATGAATGGTCTTAGATGATCTATACAGAAGAGTTGCAAGGGCAAGGATGAATATCCTAATGGAAGAACCCTGTCCTATGTACGAACCCGAATGGGAGAAAACTTATGGCACACAGAATGACTCAAATAGAACCAGACAAATTAATAACAAAAACAGAATGTCAGGAGATGATCGATAATGCAATACGACGCCACAACCGTAACGCTAGCATTATTTCTATGTGTGTTGGTTGGTTCGTTCTTGCTCTTTTTGCAGAAGGTCTCCTCAGGCTCATAGGAGTTATACCACCTGTATTTCCATGGCTCAACATTACGCTGAAATAGTAGGACTGGTTTTCCTGCTAGTATTTGCTGCCACTATGTTCTATCAAGGAACATGCATTATGAGAGGGCAGCGTGGATACTCACTCAGAGATTATCTAAAACAAGATAGCACCAATATGCGTCGCAGGGTGGAGGAACTTCTCAAGGATAAATAAGTAGTAGCTTGGGAAGTTGACATGTCTGCTGATTGGTATAAAGAACAACCAACCAATAGAAATTTTTTAAATCCAATTGGATACCTCCTCAAACTGGAAAAATTTGAGGGGGTAGATTTCTTTTGCCAATCAGCAAATGTGCCTGATATCAATATGCCAGTTACTGAAGTAGCATCAAGATTTAGAAATTTACCAATCATTCCAGGGGGTGGAGTATCCTTTGGAGATTTTGTAGTCAGATTTATTGTGGATGAAGATCTGAGAAATTACAACAGCATTTACAAATGGATTCGTGATAATGGTAATGCTGATGAGATGGCAAGAAAAACTTTAGAGAAAGACATCTACACAAATGGACAACTGCATATTGTAACTTCTTCATACAATCCAGCATTTATTATTGACTTCAGAAATATATTTCCAGCATCATTAACCAACCTACAGTTTGATGCTACAATTAATGATGTAGAATATATTACTGCTGAAGTAGTCTTCAAGCATCAACAATTCTTTATTTGTGATAAGAACCTCAAACCTCTATGAACTTTGAAACCCTTCGTAATAAATTTGAACAACTGAGAGAAGAATGGGCAGAAGATAGCGCAGTAGACTTTCAGTTTAAGAACAAACAGTATACCACAGATCTGGGACAACTTGCGTTAGACATCCCTTTTCAACATAATAAATACTTAAACCATTACACTGACATTTCTCAGATCAAGACTTCTCTAGAGTTTGAAATCCGAAAGTTGGTTAAAGAGAAACGTGAGTATTATTCTGGTGAGGCAGACGCAAAGACTTACGCCTCTAAACCATTCGGGTCTAGCATCAAGACTTCAGAAAAAATGAAAACTTACCTTGAGGCAGACGATGATATCGTCAATCTTGAGGCAAAGATCAAATACTTAGACCAGATGTTGTACTGGTTAGATCAAGTCATGCGTCAAATTTCTAATAGAGGATTCCAGATCAAGAGTGCTATTGAATGGGAGAAATTTATTAATGGACAATAATGACACTCATCTCCGTAAAAAAGAAGAATGAAGTTTATGTAACTGTACAGTCCGTTGAGCCCCATGTTCATATGGAGCTTGCGGACTATTTTTCTTTTGAAGTACCTGAAGCAAAATTTCTAAAAAAGAACCCCAGGTACAAATACTGGGATGGAACCATTCGTCTATACTCTCCTGGTACAGGCGAACTTTATGGTGGGTTGATGGAACACCTAAAGGTATGGGCAGATGAAAGACAATACACACTCGAATATGAAAAGAATGATTGGTATGGAGA